ACGTGTGTAAATATTCACCTGACCATTTACATCTCGACCGATTATTGAAGGATGAAACAATTGAAGGTATACTTAATTATTTAAATCTTCCAGTTGATGAATCTAGAATTTATGAGTATGAATCCTACATTTACATTGTTTTTTTAAAATATTATGAATATGGAGAACAATCATGTGTAAATCTTTTAAGATTTTACATAAACTTATTCAAAACTGACAGATCCAATATATTTTTATCCTATGAAGAAATAAAAAGTCTTACCTTGAAAGATAAAGTTTCTGAATCTAATGAAATAAGGTTGTCGCGTCATAAATTATCATCAGATGATAAATACATTTCTGATTTTAGACAAAAGCATAACATTGATGAAGCCGCTCGAATCGGAAGACTTAGAGATTACAATGCTCAAAATAGAGATGCTGATGCAGATCGGCTTAGCCGAATTGAAGAACGACACACATTGTTAGATGAGGACGTAAGTGACGATAATGATCGAGGAAATGACGGTGACAAAAATGACGATGATGAATGAAAAAAATAATAAAGGATTGTAGTATGAATCATTTGACGATATCCATCTTACTCTTTATTGTCTTTTTTGGAATCATTCACTTAGGTAAACCAAGTATCATGTACAATCAAGATGGATCTCTTCGACAATTTGGAATCGGATACCGCAAAAAAACAGTGGTACCTTTATGGCTTGTTGTCATTTTATTGTCCATCTTTACGTTTTCAGTATCATTATATCTTACTCCGTAACTGTATACATTGAAACAGGAGTTTCCTCTGTCGTTTCTGCCATAGCAATGTTGTGAGACAATACATATTCATCTGCTGTTTTTGTACATTCAGAATTCATCATCATGGTATACGATGTACTTATGACAACGGATGCCGTCAACAAATACCATATCCATTCAGCAACAAGATCCTTCAACTTTACAATTTTACGAAACATTTCTTTTTTTTCTTCTGTAACTGCTAGTTCATTTTGAAATCCCTGTAATACAGAATCAAAATTTAATGGCGTGAATTGATTAATAAGAAGTGATGGATTGTCGTACACATATCGAAGAGATGTTTCCGATCCTGGTTGCAACAGATTAAGTAATGACTGAGTTCCTCCTGCAAGTCGTGCTACAATATAACCAAACGTGTTTGAAAACGGATTCTTCCATTGAGGAAAAATAAGTAGAGCCACGACCATGCTTCCAAACATGAATACCCATGGTAAAAAGGTTGCTTTAAAGACAATACTATTGACTGAACTACATTTTGACTGCATGACAGAGACGTTAATAAAGTACATGAAAATGATGACTACAAGTAAAAATAAAGCATCTGCATACACCGGAATGTCCATGGAATATTTCATATAGAAGTACACAACAGATAACCAAAAAAATGTTCCAAGTGAAGCACTTGACATAGTTTAATGTATATATATTTTTTAACACATTAAACCATATGGATCATTTAGTAGAACCAGGCATCCGTACTTATTTTCATAGTTCTTTTGAAGAATGTAAAAAATATAAATTGGGATACTACACCAAAATTTTAAATATTGGACTGTTTATTTTATTTGTAGCAATTGTTTCTGCCGTTCTTTACTTTAAAAAAAAGAAAAAATTAACACCTGCTCAAAAAAATAAAAAAAATGAAGAAGACAGAATGTACATTATTAATAAGATAAGATCTCTTCAGATAAAAAAGATTTAATTCAGTACGATAACTTCCAAATCAAATTCAGGTGTTAAAATGGTTTCATTCGTAAGATTCATGTATTTTTCTTTATGGATTTTATCAAGTGATGCATTTAGATCATCTGGTATATGTGGAGGAATACCAGTTTTATTTTGTACAGATTGTTTTAAAGCATCCACATATTCATTTTTTTCTTTAGTTGCTTCCAATATAATCTTATTTTTTTGTTCAACTTTGTTATAATGGTTAGTGTACAAATCATCATACATTAATTTATCTGTAAGATAATTGTCTTTTAATTCAGAAATGTCAGATGCTGATTTATAGTTAAAAATGATGTTAAATTTTTCTTTTAAAACCGCCTCTGTAGAATCTACAAACTTTTGTTTTGTTGTTGCATACAATTCATCATATGTAATGACCGTGTTTAAAAAAAACTTCATGTTGGACGTACAGTCCTTAGTTTTACATTCAGAACTTAAAATTCGATTTTTATTTAAAAAGATTAGTTGTTTTCCACATGTGGGACATTTATTTTTCTTTTTTTCTGCTTTTAATTTTAATCTATAATATTCAAGTATTTTGGGAGGTAATATAACATAGTTTGATTTTTCAACGTTCATGATATTAAACAATACATTTTATTTATAAACTTAATTATATGAATACGACACGTAGAAAACATAAAATTCAAAAAGTGGAAGTCAGGATACAGATTTTTTAAGAAAACATAAACATAATATGGACAACATAAGAAGAGCACTTGAAGATAATGGACGCCATACTGTGAATACAGATAATGCTCATTATTTCATAAATGAGCAATACACTCCTATAAATGTCCCGTTAGTTTTTATAAAGAAGAATCTTTAAGATTAACTTAATCTAAAAGATAAAAAAAAATAAGATCAAATATCCAAATGCTGTGGCGTAATGACGTACGTGCTGTTCTCGAACACAATGATCTTGCCACCCTCCTTGATGCTTTTAACAAAGGCATCAACTACGCCAGACGACTCGACTTTCACAAAGGAAACTACTGCAAAGTTTTCTTCATATGAAATTGTTTGAACAACATCTCTCTTGAAATGGTCTTCAAGCATTTCCCGCACATTTGTTTTCCTGGTGTACACAACAACGGATGAAATCATTTTTATACAATTATATTTACATTTTTAGATTTCAATTTTTTTCAATTAAAAACTTTCTTTATGATATCATGTATGGGGAATGGATCAATCCAGAGAATCAGTTTTGAAGATGTACAGTATGCCCAAACTCATGAACGTCTTATCATAAGCACGCTTCCCTCCAAAGAACAAGACATGTTGATTCAGAAAACAATACCGTGTGATCATGAAATAAAATCAGTTGAACGAGCCATTCAAAAAAAAGAACCCATTATTATTTACGGCAAACACTGTAATGACGAAACGATTTATATTAAATACGAACAAATTAAAAAATTAGGAGGAATCGTTCATCTTTATGCTGGAGGGTTATTTGAATGGTTACTTCTACAAGACATTTACGGACGCGATCATTTTCCAACCACTTCAAATTTAGTAATTATTGATTTGCTAAAATACAAACCAAGTAACGTATTAAATACAAATTATATCACATATTAATGGCAGGAGGATTGTTGAATTTAGTAACAGGAGGCACACAAAATGCAATCATGTACGGAAATCCTCAAAAAACATATTGGACAAGTACCTATAAACAAATCACTAATTTTGGACTTCAAAACTTTCGGGTTGATTACGAGGGATTGCGACAACTACAAGTGTCCTCTGACACTGTTTACGCATTTAAAATAAAAAGGTATGCGGAATTATTAACACAAACGTATTTTGTCATTCAACTCCCTGACATTTATAGTCCGGTTTACGTTAATGGTTCTACTTATAATCCGTATGAATTCAATTGGATCAAAAATGTCGGCGCCATGATGATTCGAACCATCAAGTTTACCATTGGAGGGAGTTTGATTCAGCAAATGAGTGGATACGACATTGTTGCTCTTGCCAATCGAGATCTATCTACTTCCCAAAAAGAAAAATGGGATGACATGGTTGGAAACATACCAGAAGTATACGATCCAATTAAAACTAGAGGGTTTTACCCAAATGTCATCTATACGACCGATGTCAATGGCGCTGAGCCATCGATTCGAGGTAGACAATTAAGAGTTCCTTTACCCATTTGGTGGGGGCTAAATTCACAACAAGCCTTTCCTTTGGTATGTCTGCAATACAATGAAATTCAAATTGAAGTTACGTTGCGCCCCATTCAAGAATTGTTTCAAATACGCGACATTACTAATACGACCGGTAATCCATCTTCAATCATTGCTCCCAACATGGTTCTTTCAGAACATCAGTTTTATAGATTTTTACAAACACCTCCTGAAACTAACTACACAAATATGGCTACATCTTGGAATGAAAATACACATTTATCGTGTACGTACGGATTTTTATCAGAAGACGAGGCTGTTGTATTCGCCACAAAACAGCAAACCTATTTGATACGTGAATTATACGATACTCGATTTTATAACGTGTCAACAACGGATAAAGTATGGCTTCAAAATTCAACAGGATTAGTTCTCAATTGGATGATATTGTTTCAGCGTTCTGACGTAGATGACAGAAACGAATGGAGTAATTTTACAAATTGGGCTTACGATTATTTACCAGTTAACATTACACAAAGCGTCTATTCTGACATGTCAGGTAACCCCATTTACATAACTGGAAATTATGCCCCTGAAAATCAAAAAGACATTTTAGTAAACTTGGGAATTTCATTTGACGGATCGGTTCGAGAAGAAACCCGATCAGCAACTATTTATAAATATGAGCATCAATACCTTGCTGTTCCAGGTAAAGGATTTTCTTCCTTAGATGGTCTTTACTGTTATAATTTTTGTTTGAATACATCGCCGTTTAACTTACAGCCATCAGGTGCTGCAAATTTGTGTAAATATTCTAAAATTGAACTTGCATTTACAACAATGACTCCTGCTTTAAATCCAAATTACAACCAATTGATTATTTGTGATCCTTTATTAGGAGGACAAATCGGGGTAAGTAAACCGGTTTCAAAAATGTACAACTATAATTATGATTTATTCATAATTGAAGAACGTTACAACATGCTTACGTTTGTTGGTGGAAACGCTGCATTAATGAGTGCTCGTTAATTATATAAACATGTTATTTTGGCAGACCAATCTTTAAATTCAGAAGGTTGCAACGGAGATTTTATTTTAGCCATTATAAATTTAAAAAAACATATTAAAATACATAAAATCCACATAATAGTTAAATATATTTAAATACATGTTTTATAAACTAGTATGAACTGTTTTTTCGTTACTATTTTTACACAAGAAAAATACATAGACATGTTTTATATTTTATTTGAAAGTTTACTTAAACACGGACTTAACACACACGTTTTAGTATACACTTCCTCTGAGTTTATGCATAAAATAAAATCAACCCTTACAAATGATCTCATACATTTTAAAATAAACGATTCTTATACTACGATTGATAAAGCAATTAGATCAAAACTAGATTTTTTTAATTTATCAACATCTTACGCTAAAGTTATTTATTTAGATGTTGATTGTGTTGTGAATACAAACATTAACTGCATGTTTGATATGTGTACAGAAAATATACTTTATGCGGTAGAAGGACGGATCAATACCCCTTCTGATTTCTGGGAAAAATCTTTATTTAATGATATAGACACGCCTTCATTTTCAAGTTCTATTTTAGTATTCAACAACTGTGAACAACTACAAGAATTATTCTGTAAAATAAATATAGATATATATCATTGTGCATCTAACATGTATGATACCAAAGTAATGACAGACTTTTGTCGTAAAGCCATTACTTCAGGAGACCTCGATAAAAATCAAACGAAAATTCATGTAGGTTCATCAAATGAAAATATTAAACGCATAAAATTAAATAAAAACGTGTTGGTTGGACACAATTTATTGAATCCACAAGATTCTTCGTGGCAAGATACATTTAATATTAGAGTCGTAAACAATGAAGTTGTTGTTAAACGTACTGATACAAATAGTGGATGGGGACAAAAAGTGGTTATACCTATCAAATACCCTAAAATTTTAATATACAACGGATTTCCATTCTACTATGATATGATAGGATGCATCCTTGATTTTTGTAAACAATATTCGATTGAAGTTGATATCGTATGTACACATGAGACTTTGTGGATGGATGCATATAAAAAAATATATAAGTTTATCC